AGGAGAATCTAATATTGATTTTAAGAGATTTCAGTATTATTTAGGTTTAGGAGCTTCCAGAACTTATCAAAAAGTTTCCAATAATTTCACTATTACAGACAGAAGAGTGAAACAGATTGCTGCTAAAAATCAATGGCAGGACAGAATAAAAGCTATTAATAAAATGCTAAATGAGCAGATAATTAGTGAAGTTTTTGCTCAAGTTGGAGAAACTGCAAGAGATCTAGCAGATAATCTAAAACCTATAATTTTTAAAGTTATTAGTGAAATAAATGAAAGAGATTTAGCATCAATGAATCCTACAGAACTAAAAGGGATATTAGATATTTGTTACAAGATGATAAGTCAGATTTATGGCTTAGGACAACCACAAGTAACAGTAAATCATATAGAACAGCCACAGATAAGGTTTAAGTGGGATTGGGAGCAGGATGATGAGCCAGATTATTGAGGCTACTCCACCTGATCTACATTCTGGACAAATAGAACTAATAAAAGCTCTTGATGAAAATAGATTTGTAGTTGCTATATGTGGCAGAAGATGGGGTAAAACAACAGCTAGTCTTACTTGTGCTGTAGATCAAGCTCTTAAAGGATTAAAGGTATGGGTTATATTTCCTGTATATCCTCAAGCATTAGAATCCTGGTTGAATCTTAAATCACTTGTTAGGCAACTTCCAGAGGGATATGTAGAGACAAGAGAAGTAGAAAAAAGAATAGTATTAGCTAATGGTGGATCTATACAGATTAAATCAGCTAATAAACCAGAATCTTTAAGAGGTGCAGGTGGTATATCTTTGATAATCTTTGATGAGGCAGCTTATATGGATAAAGAGACTTGGGAGACAGTTAGACCAATACTCAGTGATAGTTTAGGCAAAGCTCTTTTCTGTACAACTCCTAATGGTATGAATTGGATGTATCAACTATATGAAAATGCAAAACTTAGAAATGATTGGAAGATATTGCATTATCCAACTGAATCTAATCCAAATATTAACAGAGATGAGTTAGCACAAGCCAGAGAAGAATTAGGCTCAATGGTATATGCACAAGAGTTTTTAGCAGAGTTTACAGAAGTAGGACACATGTTTAAGAGAGAATGGTTTAAGTATTATGACACTATTGCAGGAGAAGATCCAGAATATATCTTAGGAGATGAAGTAGTAAAGCATAGTGAGTTATCTATCTTTGGCACTATGGACACAGCATTGAGTATAAAAGAAACTGCTGATTATTCAGTAATAATGACAGTTGGCTCAACTCCTAGTGGTAAGCTATTAGTAATGGATGTATTCAGAGCCAGACTAGAAGCTCCAGAGTTACTTCCACAGATAGAAGCAAAGATAAGTGAATACAACATGTCTTGGTTGGGAGTGGAGGATTCTAGTTTTGGACTTGGTATTATTCAGATGGCTAGGAGGCAGGGTTTGCCAATAAGGAACTTAAAGGCAGATAAGAGTAAAACTGCTAGAGCTGTTCCTGCTGCTGCAGGAGTAGAAAATGGCTCTATATGGTTTTTGAAAAATGCTGAATGGCTTGTAGAATTTGAAAGAGAATTGACTAGCTTTCCATCCTCTGGATCTCATGATGATATGGTGGATGCACTAGCTTATGCAGCTAGGTTTGGAATAGTTAGAAAGACAAATTGGAGTGTAACCTAAATTGGGTATAGCAGATAATATTAGAGGTTTCTTTAAGAGTTCAGAGATACCAACAGAACAAAAATCATATAATAATTTTCCTACATCACAAGTAGTCTTTCCATTTAACTCTGATGCAGGTTTCTTTAGTGGAGTCAATCAAATGTCTCCAGAGGGTAACTCAGCTGCTCTTGCTTGTTTAAATGTACTTGGTACAGCTTTTAGTGAGCCACCACTTAAAGTATATTTAAAGAATCAAGAGGGTATGGATTATATTCCTAATCATCCTGCACAATTACTTTTAGATAATCCTAATCCAAATATGACTAGCTCATTGATGAATAATTACATTGTTACTTCTATTGCAGTAAGTGGAGATGCTTTCTTACTTAAATTAAGGAATGATGCAGGAGCTGTAGTTCAGTTAGTTCCATTACTTCCAGAGATGGTGGAAGTTAAAGGCAACAATGAACAGTTAATCACTAAGTATCAATACAAACAAAAAGGCAATACTTTAGAGATTATGCCAGAGGATATGATTCACTTAAGGGAGAGAATAGATCCTAGAAACCACAGAAGAGGGTTATCTCCATTAAGAAGTGTAATGGTTGAAGTGTTAGGAGATGCTGCAGCTTCTCAAATGGGAGCAGCTTTAGTTAAGAATACAGGTGTTCCAAGTGTTGTTATATCTCCAAAAAATGATTTATCAATGACAAGTGATGAAGCTGAAAACATAGCTGAGGTATTTGGTAGAAGATTTGGTGGAGAGAATAGAGGCAGACCATTAGTCATATCTGGTGGAGAAGTTGATATAAAAACTCTTTCTTTTTCTCCTAAAGATTTAGAAATAGGCAAACTTAGATACATTAATGAGGAGAGAATATCTGCTGTTCTAGGTGTACCTGCAATATTGGCAGGACTTGGCTCTGGACTAGACAGAGCAACATACTCTAATGCTAAAGAGTTAAGAGAGTTCTTTACTGAGCAGAAGTTAATTCCTATGTGGAATCACTTTGCTAATGAGTTCACTAAACAATTATTACTACAAGACTTTGAGGACAACACAGATTACTGCTTTAAGTATGACCTTTCTGATGTAAGGGCTTTAAGTCAGGATGAGGATGCAACTATGCAGAGAGTAGTAACAGGATTTAATGCAGGGTTTGTAACTGTGAATGAAGCTAGACAAGCTAATCAGTTACCTGCACTAGACAATGGAGATTATTTTGTTAGAAATATGACTATTGCAGAAGTTCCTGTAGATGGAACAGATGTAACAATGTACCACAATGGAGATACAGAATATGCTGCTGATGAAACTGTTGAGGAAAAAGCAGAGGAAGTAGAGAAAGAATTACAAGAAACTACAGAAAATAAAACAATTAATTTTCCACTATATGGATGGCAAGAGCCAACAGTAAAGATTTTAGGACTTCCTACTGTTAAACATTACAGAACAGAGATAGAAAAGAAAGAACTCTGGAAAGCTATAAATGGATTAGAGAATGCTTGGAGTGAGTATATGTCTAATATTTATGCAAAAGAACTTAACAGACAAAAGAGAGGATTATCTAATGTTGCTAAAGGTAGTCATGATTTAGCTGCACTAGAAACTAATGTAGATATATTCCTTAATGAATCTAAGTTTGATAAAGAGTTATTACCATTGTTTTATTCTCTTGGGGATGATATGTCAGTAAGAACTTGGGATAATCTCTTTCCTGCACAGGAAAACTTTAAGGCAGCAGAACCTGTTGATTTAGGAGTACAGATTGATGAGGAACAAGCAATAAGAACTGTATTTGGAACACTATCTGGATTACTACCTGAGGGCAGGACTATAAAGAAGGTTGTTGAGAGTGGCTTTTATAGAGGACAAAGAGAAGTTCCTGCTGAAGTTAGATCATTATTTCAAGATTCACAAGCAGCTAACTTTGTGCAAGATAATGCTAAGAAAGTTATGAATGACTTAAATGCAACTACTAAGAAAAGAATTGCTACACAGATAACAAAAACAATAAAAGAGTTTGAGGAGCTTGGAATAGTTAATCCTGTTGCAGGTACTCCTGATGGAGATAAGTTTTTTAATGAGTTAGCTAAAAGAATTAATACAGTACTAGGAGGACAGAACTTAGGTAGAGCTAAGAATATAGCTAGAACAGAAGTTGGTAAGGTTAGTTCTTGGAGTCAGCAAAGAGCTGCTAAAGCTACAGGCAAGACTTTAGAAAAAGAGTGGGTATCTAGGAGAGATGGCATTGTTAGAGAAGCACATTTTGAGCTAGACAATCAAAGAGTTCCTCTGAACAGCTTTTATCTGTATAATGGGATAAAGTTGGATGCTCCTAGAGATCCTAATGCTCCAATTAGTTTGATAGCTAATTGCATATGCACAGAAGCTTATATTGAGGTAATAGATGAATG